TTATAGAGCAAAAATAAAACAAATAATCCACACTGCCAAACTTTTTAACAAGTTTTTATCATAATAATAAACAATCTGTTAAGAATAAGTAATCCCTAACCTAGTAAAATAAAAATAAAAAAATTTGTGTTTTTAACAGAATGGACTATAAATCCATTAAAATATTGATAGGAATAGTTCCATTTTCCAATACGACTGTACATCCGATAGCTGGTTTCCTGCCGTATTTAGCGTACGCCATTGCATAGCTAGTGAAATCTATCCCGCATCCAACTTGTGTTCCGAAGATTCTATAGTTTTGTCCGACATAGTGTTCTGTATAACATTGTGTATGTAAATGTCCTTGAACGGTATTCATCATATCCGCCCTACATTTTGTTCTTGCTGTTCCACCTTCTCCATGAATATATTGAACATCATCTTGTTCGTATCGTTCAACAAATTCCCAATTAGGAACTCCTAATACTTCCTTATATGATTTTATCCAAGCCTTTGGAATATCAGAGGTTTGAGCTTTACGCATAATTAATCTATCATGATTCCCTATTATAACTTTAGTTCCTACATCTCCAAATGTTTTATACCACTTCTGTATTTTGTTTACAGCAAGTTGCAATTCCTCTCCTCCTGACATTCCATCAGGACAAGTTTCGTGATATGAAGAATAGTGATTGTCTATTACATCTCCAATAAAGATAACCTGATTACAATTATACTTTAAATAGTTAAGGTAACAGAAGTTGAGGTAAGCGTCTAAACAGAAAGGTTCGTGCAAATCCCCAATGACAAGGACATTCCGAACCTCCTGTTCGCGCATTGTTTTAAGAGCCTCTATTTCTTGAGGATTCAACCTATATCGGTTGTCTCTCAATTACTTTTTGATATCCGCAATTCCCTGTCCTAATACAAGTGTAAGGAATGCGTAAAACATATTAGTAGCAGTACCCTCATCTACTCCCAAATGAGTTGAGATAAGAGGAACGACTATGGAAGCTACAGTGTACCAAAATTTCTTACTTCCGAAAATTTGTTTCAAAATAAATTCTTTCATTTTAATGATTTTTGATTAATATTAGTAAGTCCAAATACAATTTTCTGTTTTGTATGGACTATTATCTACATGAAGGAAAGTTGATGCGATTCCTATTCTATTGAACCCTGCTAATAACAATGAGTTTATTATCAACCATCTTTTCTTACTATCCTTACAAGATATATCAGCTGCATATCCATCTTGATGTGCTGACCTAGTTTTTGCCGTCTTATACCCTCTCCTTCCTAAATCATCATGGTATGCTTGTGTCCTAAATCCTGATGTTATTCTAAAAGATGTTTCCGCAATATCTCTGGCATCTTGTAATTTTTCCATAAATTCATCTTTCATATTTTCTCCACTTCCCTTTAAGTCGGGAGAATCAAATTCTGAACTTGTGAAATTTTTGTATTGTTTCATTATTTCTTTTTATGACAATGAGCCCTCCATCTAGCAATGGTGTAACCTATCGACAAAATTAATAATAATATTTTTAAGGCAAGCTCAAAATCAGCAAATGTTGTGATTCCTAGAACACTTGCATTTACTGTTACAACTTCGCTTATTTCTGCTGTTACTCTTTTTAGAGGCATCTTTAATATATGTTTTCAAGGCTACTTCATTTTTCACCTTCGGTTTGTAATTATTTTTCATTATAATTTAGGAGTTAGAAAATCATCTAATGTAATCTCTGCTCCCCTACTTCTTATTCTTTCTAGGTTCATTCCACTATAGAACGCATTTGTATTTGGAGTAACATCAGAACCTGTATTTGTTGAGTACTCAGGAAACGAACTTGTATTGTGAGTTATATAATCTATCATCCGTTCCGTATAAAATTCTGCTGTATTTCTGACCTCCTCTCTCAACTTGTCCAATTCTTCTTGTGTTATACTTTCTAAATTTTCACTCGTCTTTACGCCAATACCATTATTAGACACTCTAAGACGTAAAAAAGGTAAACACTCATAAAACCCCCAATGAACCAAAGAGTCCTGTATATAATCATCTACTAGAGTTGTGTATGCTCCAGCAAGTGAACCTGCTGTAATAT